AGGCGCGTTGAGTTTTGCTACTCCAAGCGCTGGAGCATTAGTTTTGCTGTCTACCGTTACCGCTTCTAATTCGGCAACGATGGATATTGAAACTACATTTAGCAGTACCTATGATAAATATCTTATTAGTGTGACCGGCTTGGTTTGTCAAACGGACGGCCAGCAATTGCAAATGCTGCTTAAAATTGGCGGCACATATGTAACAACATCAACGTATGTAACTTTTGAAAACAGAACACAAAGTTCAACGTCAACTTTTGCTGGAACTAATGATTCTTTTGCTTCTCCCGGCACTTTTGTTTCGGTTCATTCTATTCTTGGAAATGTTGGTGGCGAAAACGCTACTTTTGATTTGTATATTTCAAATCCATCAAGCACAACTCTTCAAAAACTTTATTACTTTTTGGGGGTTGGTCTTACAAACGCCAATCAGGTTAGGTACATACAGGGTATCGGTTGCAATACCAATACTGCGGCATTAACTGGCGTTCGTTTTGTTATGGCTTCTGGAAACATTACAAGCGGCGTTGCCCGTCTTTACGGTATTGCCAACTCATAAGGAAAAATTATGTCTAGACATCACATGACAGCGGAAGGTCCAGTGCCATTCACCGCAGAAGAAGAAGCGGAAAGAGACGCGCAAGAAGCCGCAGTGTTGGCCCAGCAAGCTAATCCAACGCCAGCCCCAGCCCCAACCAAAGAACAACTGCTTGCGCAACTCAACGCGTTGTCAGCCCAAATTCAAGCGCTGGCGTAAAAGATACTCAAGCAACTTCTGGGGCTGTAAATTGACCCGCTCAGCATCCTCTTTGCCGCTAACGCTTGTGTTACCGCCATCAAGCAAGGATGCAAACTCTATAAAGACGCTAAAACGTCTTTCATGGAAATCAAATCAGCCGTCAATGACGTTGTTGGTGTCGCAAACGAAGTCCGTGGGTTCTGGTCTAAGCTCTTTGGAACAAAACAAGACGCGCCAAAGCCTGTGGCGAAAAAGAAGGAAACCTATGTAGCCGTTGACGAAACCCAGGTCATGGCTGACATTGTTACTCAGTTGTCCCAGTTCTTTAAGCTGCAAGAACAGCTTGCTGACCACATAAGGGAAGAGGAAGAGAAAAGCAAAACTATCTACGACCCTGACGCCAACCTGATGGAAGCCGCCCTAAAACGAGTTATGGCTCAAGACCAAATGGCGCTGCTGGAAGTTGAGATAAGAGAAGCAATGGTGTATGGCGCCCCTAAAGAAATGGGGGCCTTGTACTCAAGAGTGTTTGATATGCGCGATGTCATCAAGATAGAGCAAGACAGGGCAAGGAAGAAACGGGATGATGAGTCATGGCAACGCAAAGAGGAGGAGCGGCTCCTAAAAGAAAGGCAGGCGTATCTGCTGGCGACTATCCTATTCCTCCTATATATGTGGTTGCTCCTCGGCCTCTTGCACAGGATTGGGAGATAGTTGTGGGTTGGATTGCCGCTTGTTTGCTTGTAGTAATGTTGCTCCCGCTCCTTGGGATGTTGTACTTGGATGTGCTGGAAACAAAGCACGAGGCCAAACAGCAGATTGAAAAGATGGAAAAACTGCGTAGAGACATTGAAAAGGAAAAACGTGAGGATAGAAAATGATGATTTATATCCCCGTGCTGTATATTTGCATTGGACTGGACTGCGCATTTTTTCAGTCAGAGGTTTACACGCTAAACGAGCAAAAGTGCGAGCAAGAAATTGCACAACAGAAAAGTGAACTTATTAAGCAAGGCAGAACGGTTGAAGCAATTTGTGTAGATGTAAAAATTAACTTGGAGAAAAAATCAGATGTTACCTATCGTAGCCTCCCTCCTCGGTAGCTTAGCCCAAAACGGCCTTACCCTGCTTTCTAGCGCCATCCAAGCCAAGGGCAAAGAGGTGGTAGAGAAAACTCTTGGCGTAAAGATTCCTGATGACCCAACCGCAGAAGATGTCAGCAACTTGCGCCAGCTTCAGTTTGAGCATGAAGAAAAGCTCCTTGAACTGGGTATTGAGAAGGCCAAGCTGGAGTTAGCTGAACTAGAAATGTTTGCCAAAGCTGCTCAGAACGAAGACGACAACGTCACAGATCGTTGGAAATCAGACATGAACAGCGATTCTTGGTTGTCCAAGAACATCCGTCCCATGAGCCTAATTGCCATTTTTCTAGGCTACTTCTTATTTGCAATGATGTCTGCCTATGGCTACAACGCCAATGAGTCCTATGTCACCTTGCTAGGTAACTGGGGAATGCTGATTATGGGTGCTTACTTTGGCGGCAGAACCATTGAGAAACTAGCTGATATGAAAGGCAAAAAATGAGTTTAAGCACCGAACAAGCTGCATTTTTACTGGACATGTGTAAGCTAATCCAGTACTCTACAGACCAGGGTTTTGTAGTCACTGGTGGCGAATTAGCTCGTACGCCTGAACAACAAGCAATCTACTTTAAAACCGGTAGATCTAAGACAATGAATTCCATCCATTTAAAACGTTGTGCCATAGACCTGAATTTTTTCAAGGATGGCAAAATCATTTGGGATAAAGCAATCCTTGCTCCTCTGGGCGCGTATTGGGAAACCTTGCATCCAAAAAACCGCTGGGGAGGCAACTTTAAGTCACTTGTTGACTGCCCTCATTTTGAACGCAATGTTGGTTAAAGGTTATAATTCGTCTAAACGGCGCATGCTGAATCAGCGGCTAATACCCATGGAGTGTATATGAGCTATAGCATGACGTACGACAGTCTGCTGGTAGATGTGCGACGCTATCTTGAGCGTGGTTTCACGCAAGAGAGTGATCAAATTGTTTATGACCAGCTTCCTCGCTTAGTTACACTAGGCGAGCGTCGCATTGCCCGAGAGCTTAAAATCCAAGGGTTTATTCGAGCTGTGAGTACTCCTTTATCTATTGGCGTGGCTGTTTATCTCAAACCTGACCGCTGGCGTGACACAATTAGCATGACTGTCAATGGTTCGCCTATCTTTGCCAGGTCATATGAGTATTGCCGTAGCTACTGGCCTAACGAGGCTCAGACAGCGGCTCCGCAGTTTTATGCAGACTATGACTATCAGAACTGGCTGATAACGCCATCGCCTTCTACAGTACAAACTCTTGAAATTTTGTACTACGAACAACCAGCCCTTTTGGGCGATGACTTACAAACCAATTATCTTACTGAATACGCCCCAGATGTGTTGTTATATGCAACTCTTCTTGAGGCTGCTCCATTCCTTAAAAAAGACGAGCGTATTCAAGTGTGGCAAGGAATGTACGACCGTGCTGCTCAGGCTCTCAACGGAGAAGACCTCAAGCGCATCATGGACCGCTCAGCAAATAGGAGTGAAGCGTAATGCCTATCTATACAGACGTCTTTGGTGGCGCAAACATTTACCCAAGTGAGATTAGCTACAGCGAGATAACGCTAACGACCACGGATGTAACGCTAAGTTGGCCAGAGGAAACTAGCACTAGCACCAATCTTGCAACCCGCATCATTGATGTAGTAGCTAATACGGCAAGTCGGTCAATCTTTTTACCAGATGCTAAAAAGAGTGGCGTTGGCAACACAATCCTGTTTAACAATCAAGGCTCTCAAACTTTTGTAGTTAAAAATGCTGGCGGCACGCAAGTCGTTTCAATTCCTACAGGCACTGTTTGGCAAGTTTATTTAACAGACAACACCACTACAAATGGTTTATGGGAATCGCTTCAGTTTGGAGCTACAGTCTCTACTGCAAATGCATCAGCGCTTGCAGGTACAGGCATTGTGGCTGTGGGCACACTATTGTCGCAGTCTGTGCCTATTACTCAGTTCAACTCAAACTACACGGCAGGCGATACAGATAGAGCTAAGATGTATTTGTGGACAGGCACCGGCGCAGGGGTATTGACTTTGCCAAGCGCGGCTGTTGTAGGCAATAACTGGTTTATGTACTTGCGCAACTCAGGTGGCGGTCAAGTTACATTGACACCTGTAGGCATTAATACAATTGATGGCTTGTCAACAAAAGCCTATCAGCCTACTGAATCTTCTGTAATCATCAGTGACGGCACAAACTTTTACACATTAGGTTTTGGTCAGGCTTCAACATTTGTTTTTGACTACACGTCAATTGCAGTTGCAGGTACAGGCAACTACACGCTAACTGGTTCTGAATTAAATCGTATTGCTTATAACTTTACCGGCGTTTTGACAGGTAACAGGGTCATTATTGTTCCTGCTACAGTGCAGCAGTATTGGGTAAGCAATGCCACAACAGGCTCTTTTACGCTGACTGTAAAAACTTCAGCAGGAACAGGCGTAGCCGTTGCTCAAGGGTCTAGAGCAATATTTTATTGTGATGGCACCAACGTTGTTGATGCAGATACATCCACAGTTGCTACGCCTATTTCTATTGCTGACGGCGGTACAGGAGCTACTACGGCAGGTGGAGCGCTGATTAACCTTGGCGGTACATCTGTAGGTATTGCTGTTTTTACAGCAGCAACTCAGCAAGCAGCTTGGACTGCTTTAGGAGTTGCTCCATCAGGCGTGGTTAATGGTGGTACTTACTAATGCCAGAATCCACCATAGTCCTTAAGTCCCTTGCTGGTATCAAGCGAGATGGTACTAAGTACGACGGTGACTTTTACATTGATGGCCAGTGGGTCAGGTTTCAGCGTGGACTGCCTAGAAAGATTGCCGGTTACCGCTCAATCAACAAATACCTGACTGAAATCTCTAGGGGTTTTAATAGTTTTACTCAACAAAGCTTGCAGTACTGTCACTCAGCTGGGTCTTCAACTGTTGAGCGTTTTACGATCGACGCAACTAAAAATAGCTCTGTCATCAGCTCTAGAACTCCAGTAGCCGTAGCTGCAACAGGTACAGCCACCTTAACAGGTGCTTCAACATCAGCTACCGGTACTATTACTTTGTCAACCGGAGCTGCAGGATCAATTGACACGCTGACAGTTAATGGGGTCTCAATTATTAGTGGCGCCGTAAGCTACGTCACTAGCTTGTCCGCAACAGCAACAGCCCTTGCGGCCAACATTAATGCACACACTTCGGTGCCTGATTACACCGCTGTTGCTGTTGGCACAACGATCACAATTACCGCTGTAACAAGCGGAGCTGGCCCAAACGGATTTGTGGTTGCGGCAACGTACACGACGCTTACCGGCAGTACGACCAATATGGCAGGTGGCGGCTCTGGATCAGTTAACAGCATCACAGTCAACGGCGTGACTATTACGTCAGGCTCTGTTTCATTTACAACCGACTTGTCTACAACAGCAACTGCAGTTGCGGCAAACATCACTGCTTTTACATCTACGCCAAACTACTCTGCTGTAGCGGTTGGTGCTGTGATCACTATTACAGCCTCAACTACAGGCCAAGGCACTAATGGCTTTGTTGTTGTGGCTAGCACAACAACAATCACAGCCACAACAACAAACATGGCTGGCGGTTTGAATGCTTTGGCTGTTAATGCTTACAACCAGTGGATGTTTCAAACAGCGTATGACGCATCAACAACCGCTAACTCTATCATTGCTCACGTAGCTCCTAACTTACAATGTGTTTGTAATGATACAGGTGGTCAGATTTTCTATGGCGATGTGCTTGGAACTGCCGCGTTAAGAGAGATTCCATTGCCAGCTGGTGCAAATGCCACAGGCGGCATTGTGATGCTGTTTCCTTACCTATTTTATTTTGGCACTGCCGGTATTGTGGGTTGGTCTGTTCCAGGCACTTTTACTGATTTGAGCGGCTCAGGTTCAGGCATTGCAAGAGTCTGGGGTCAAAAGATTGTCAAAGGTATGCCGCTGCGTGCAGGCTCAGGATCAGCACCAGCTGGTATATTTTGGGCGTATGACGCTGTGATCCGCGCTACTTTTACAGGCGGTGCAACAGTATTCCAATTTGATGTGATTGCTACAGACACGTCTATCATGTCTCCTGACTGCGTCATAGACTATGACGGTGTGTTTTTCTGGTGCGGTGTTGACCGGTTCTTAATGTTCAACGGTGTTGTGCGTGAAGTACCTAACCAGCTCAACTTAAACTACTTCTTTGACAACATCAATGAAAGTCAAAGAGCAAAAGTCTTTGCATTTAAAGTCCCTCACTTTGGCGAAATCTGGTGGTGCTATCCAAGAGATGATGCTACAGAATGCACCCATGCCATCATTTACAACGTGCGTGAGAATACTTGGTATGACACTGCTCTTCCTGAGTCAGGGCGCGCTTCTGGTGGGTATAACAACGGCTTTGCCGCACCATTGCTGACAGACTGTATTCCTACAACAAGTGGTTACAGAGTTTGGATTCATGAGCAAGGCGTTGACGAAATTGAAGGTCAATTTGCTTACCCCATAGAGTCTTATTTTGAAACAGCAGATTTGTCTACATTGCCACAAGGTAAGAACGAGTATTTAAGAATCACTGAGATTGAGCCTGATTTTGTTCAAAATGGGCCAATGACTGTGCAAGTTACAGGTAGAGCTAATGCAAGAGCCCCTGAAGTTTACAGCAGTATTTTTTCATTCCCTGAAACAGCAACAGAGCCTTATCAGCAGATTGTGATGCTTAAAGAACAGCGCCGAGAGTTGCGTTTACGTTTTGAGTCAAATGCTGTAGGCGGTGATTATCAGATGGGCCAGATTATTGGCCACATAGATTCAGGTGACAAGACGGTGCTTGGATGACAGTACGTATTACTTTGCCAACTGGCATGGGACTGCGTGACTGGGCTGACCAAGTTGCGCTTGACTTGGACAATTATGGAGCGTTTGGTCGGTTAGATGATGTTGAGAATTGGCAGAACTGGGCAATGCAATTTTTAAACAACACGACGTTAGGTAGAAACTTTCCTCTGCCTTACGACTTTGATGACTGGCGTGACTGGGCCGAGAGGTTCTGTCAAACGGCTGAGTAATGCGGTTTATTGGTTTTGAACGTGAAGATGAAGCAGAAGCTTGGGCGCGTGCAAAACTTGAGCTTGAAGATGCGCCTGAGTTTTTTAGGACAATGTCAGCTGTTGATGAGAATGATGAGTTTGTGTGCGTAGTAGTGATGACTAATTTCACACAGCGCAACATTGATCTTAGCATTGTGATTGACAGCAAAAAAGTAACGCCGAAAGGCACGATTGCAATGTTCAATGAAGTTTTTAGCTTTGTGTTTGAAAAACTAAAGGCAGCTAGAGTAACTGGTTTGCTGCGTGGTAAAAACAGAAGATCTAAAAGGCTTAATGAACATTTTGGGTTTAAGTTAGAAGGCGTGATGCGTAAAGCGTTTGTTGATGACGATTTACATGTTTACGGTTTTCTAGCTGAGGATTATTATTCACACGTCTGGTACAGAGGTCAACATGGACATTAGAACCGTTATTACACAAATGGCTGAGCAAGACCCTCAGTATGCGCAAGCTGTTGACGCAATGGAGGCTCAGCTAGCGCGTAGGCCTATTGTTCCTGAAGATCTTGATAAAGCCATTGGTTTATTAGAATTTGTTCTTCAAAATCCTGATAAGTACCAAGAGGTTCGTGACGCCGCAGTCAAAGACGGCATCATTGATGCGCAAATGGTGCCTGATCAGTTTGACCAGGTGTTTGTTGTTTCTTTGCTTATTGCACTTTATGGCTTGCAAGACCGGTTAAAAACGCAAGGTTATGCGCGTGGCGGTTTGGCTGTTGCAGCTAGACGCGTTGCAGCAGCAGGCCGTGGAGGTGATAGCCAATTGGCTCACGTCAATCCACGTGAAGCTGAAATGCTTAAACGCATGGGCGGTTCAGGTACTATCAACCCAAATACAGGTTTGCGTGAATACAAAGATGATGGCGACTTTTTATCCGCAGTCTTACCTATTGCTTTAACTTTTATTGCTCCTGGTCTTGGGACAGCTATTGGCTCTGCTATTCTTGGAACAGGTGCAAGTGCCTTAGCTACAGGCATGCTTGGAAGCGCTGTTATTGGAGGTCTTTCTTCTGCTTTAACAGGAGGTGATGTTTTTAAAGGCGCTCTAATGGGCGGTTTGGGTGGAGGTCTAGGTGGCACTGTAGGTGAGTTTATTGCTCCTGGACTTTCTCCAGCGCTTCAAAGCATTGTCGGTAGTGGAGTGGTTGGAGGTGTGTCCGGTTTAGCTACAGGAGACGGGTTTTTAAAAGGTGCAGGCAAAGGTGTTGTTGGGGGCTCTGTAGGCCAACTTGCAGGCGGCGTGGCTGGTTTAACTCCTTTTGAGCAAAGTGTTAATAGCGCAGGTACAAGCTTTGGTAATGCCATAACTACCGGTTATGACCCTAAAACAGCAGCTCAGGTTGCAATAGCTTCAGGTCTTTCCAAGGGTTTTCAGGTAGGTACAGCAAAACCTTCTGATGCTGTGGTCAATGATCTTAAGACAAGCGATGCTAAAACGGCCCCATTAGCGTATGGCACTACTGTTAAAACTGCAGAACCTGGATTTTTTGACAAAGTATTTAAAGGCGGTCCGCTTGATACAACTTCAACAACTACCCCAGGTGCTAAAACTGAAGGAAGTTTAGGAACCAAGGTATTAAGCGGTTTAAGCCTTATAAGCGCTTTACAAAAACCACCTGTTGCTGCTCAAGAAGCTATTAGAAAGCTGTCTCCTGAACAGCAAGAGTATTTTAACCGCCCTTCAGTCTCTTGGGATTGGAATAAAATGCAAACCGACGCTAATGCAGCCAACATGAGTCTTGACCAATTTATGGCTTCTAACTGGCCAAGAATTACAGGTTACGCATCTGGCAACCCTGGCGCTCAACAAGGGGCTTATAATTACCCTCAAGCGCCCGTCGGTAAAGCACAAGGTGGCGCTCTGTCAGCTGTTGCTCGGTTTGCTCAAGGCGCCGGTTCTGGTCGAGCAGACACCATTGACGCTAAACTTTCAGATGGTGAATATGTGATTGATGCAGAAACAGTTGCAATGCTAGGTGACGGCTCTAATAAAGAGGGAGCTAAACGCCTTGACGCTATGCGCCAAAACATTCGTTCTCACAAAGGTAAAAATTTAGCAAAGGGCAAAATTAGCCCTAACGCTAAGTCTGCCTTGGCCTATTTGAAGGAGTTTGCATAATGGGTAGCTTATTCCAAGGGTCTCCTCAGACCGCAACTTCTTATGCAACATCATCCACTGAGACACCGAAGTGGATGCAGGATGCAATTTACAACCAAATTCAAATTGCACAAAACATAGCTAACAAACCGTATCAGTCTTATGACATGCCAACTGTTGCAGAGCTGTCTCCGCTGCAACAAAAAGCGTATGCAAACGTACAAAATAACCAGGGTTTTTATCAGGGAGACATTGATAAAGCCCAGACTGGTATGTACGACTTTGGTAGTAAAGGTACTGCTACAGATCTTCAAACCGCGCAGAACAAATACCTACAAGCTCCTGCAACGGCCTTAGGCCAGTTGACTTCGGGCCAGGGTTATTTTACTAAAGCAGGCGGCCTAGACATTCCTGCTGCCGGATCAAGTTATTTAACAAGCGCTAACACTACAACCGCAGACGCATTAGCTACAAAAGCATTGACAGCGGCTAATCCTTATTTAACAGCCGCTGGTAAAAGCTCATACACAGACGTTGACAAATACATGACTCCGTATCAAACAGGAGTCATGGATGTAATTGCTAAACAAGGTGCTCGTAACTTAAGTGAGAACTTACTACCCGGTGTGTCTGATGCTTTTATCAAAGCCGGTCAATTTGGCGGTACTCGAATGGGCGAATTTGGTTCACGAGCACTTCGTGATACTCAAGAGTCCGTACTTAATCAACAAGCTCAATTGGCTAACCAAGGTTACGGTCAAGCGCTTAGCGCTTCTCAAGCAGACCTTGCACGTCAAGCTCAGTTGGCAGGTACAGTTGGCAGCATTTCTGGTGCAGACCTTTCTCGTGTATTGCAAGGCGCAGGTCAATACCAAAACTTAGCTTCAACAGCAGGTGGTTTGACTGCACAACAAATGCAAGGTATGACTTCTTTAGGCCAAGCACAAACAGGCGCAGGCCAAGCTCAACAGCAATTTGGTTTGACTGCAGCTCAAAGTCAGCAACAAGCACAAGCAGCTGATTATCAGCGCCAAATGTCTGCTCTTAGCCAGTTTGCCAATATGCAACAGCAAGAACAAGCTATGCGCTCAGCTGATGTGGCAGCTCTTGAAAGTGCAGGTGCTGCTCAGCAAGGTCAGAAGCAACGAGAACTTAGCGCTGCGGAGCAACAGTTCATGAATGAGCAGTTGTATCCTAGACAGCAAGCGGACTTTCTCAGCACGCAGATACGCGGTATGGCTCCAATCACACCGCAAATACAAACGCAGTCAGGCGGTTCAACCGGCGCTACGTATTCAGCTTCGCCCTTGTCTCAGTTGGCGACTGGCTTGTATACGTACAAAGGTCTAAACGCTTTAGGTTAAGGAGTAGACATGGGATATGAACTTAATCGAATTATGAAGCAGTACGGCGTAAGCACGCCTACTATGGCTCCATACACTGGCGCGCCAGTTCCTTCGGCTCCAACAGCTCCTACAGGTAGTAGGCCTGCAGATGATGTTGGAGACGCTGACCTTACAGACCGTCAACAAGTTTATGATCAACAACTGACTAACTACAATAATTACATTGCAGACCCGCATATTTACAAAATAAGTATGGGTCATATGGGCACAAATCCAAAGCCATTTACAGCCCCAACACGGCCTTTAGGTGATCGGCCTGGAGGCACTGGCTCTGCTGCTAGTGCTCAAGCCGCTTATGACAAGCAGCTTGCTGATTTCAATGCTTACACTGCAGACCCAAATGCTTTAAATGAGCAAATGCGTAAGTACAATATTGATAAAGAGGCCTATGATAAGTACAAAACTAATTACCAGAATAGGCTACAAAACACGCCAATGTATTCTGATCTTCAGTTTCAAACAGTTCCTTTTACCCCTGCCGCACAAGCAGGGCAACCAGACTTATCCAGTAATATATTAACGCCTGACATTGCAACAAATTTAATGCACAGGTCAATGACGACTGGTGCTCCAACTTCTGAGTTTGATAGATACGGCGGATACGACAAAGTTAAAGCTTTGTATGACGCAGGTGGCGGTAGCTATGCAAAACCAACGCTACCAACGCAGCAAACAATACCAAAAACAATATTACAACCACTACAACAGTCTACACAACCAGGGGCTAAAACCGTTGCCGACTTATACAGAATGTATTTAGGAAGAGAGCCTGAAGCCGGCATTCCTGGGTCTGCGGCTGCAAGCACTAGACCTAACTTTCTAGACGAAGCTCAAGCTGAGCTGTTATATAGAAACTTAGGCAATCAAAATTTGATGAATGCTACTGGGAGCTATTACGGCAACCAGCTTAAAAACCCGATTTATGGTGTTTACCCCAGTGCTGCTCCAATTGTAGTCAATAAAAACAGCACGGGCAACGCGGCTGCTGATGCATTACTCACAACAGAACAATTAAATACAGATTATTTTACTAACCAACTAGAAGACCATCAAGGAGTACAACGCCGCGCGTACGGCGGTTCTGTCCATGATCTTGCTGCTAAATATGCCATTGGCGGTTCTGTTCTTAATCCACCGGATTACGACAAAATAGTCCAAGATGCTTATGGCACTTTGCAGGGGCGTACAGGCATTGGTACGGAAGCAAACAACATTGACCAAGGCGGTTTAGATTATTGGAAAAGCCAATTAGCTTCTGGTGCAATTAAGCCAGAAAATTTTAGGGGTGCTTTTAGCAGCGCTACTGACCAATACATGGCCAATAACCCAGAAGACAAATACACAAAGCAAGTCCAAAGATTTATGCCTCCTCATATTGCAAACTTGTATCAAAGTGTTCTAGGTCGTGCCCCTGATGTAGGCGGTGCTGCATATTGGCAGAATCGATTTGGCAACGAAGTTGACGCTGATGAAATGAATTTGTTTACACAAGCCGCTCAACCTGAAATAGCGGCTCGTACTCCTGCCTCTACGCCTAGCATTAGTAGCGGGGGCGGCGGTGGCAGTACCACTAAAGACAAACTAGAAAAAGCCGCAATTAATGCAGCATTATCATATGCTATAGGCCCAACATATGATTATGCTAATGCTGCAAATAGTTTATTGAAAGGCGATATTGGATCGGCTGCAGGAAATCTTGTGTCAGGCTTAACCGGTGGCGTATCAGGCGCCGTAAAAAACATAGCAAAAAAGTTTAGATTTGAAGATGGCGGTCCAGTCAAGACTCACTATCAAACAGCTGGCGCTGTCAGGTATAAACATGACTACGTAAGCCCTGAGGAAGAACAAGATTTTCTTCGACGCACTCCCCCATCTCTTGCTGTAGTTAATCCTACTAATGTAGTACCTGATAAACAGCAAATAGATATGATGCCTCCTGTAGCCGTACAGTCAGTTTCAGAGCCTAGGCCCGTATTGGCTGAGATTGCTGCCAAGAATATTAATGCTGCACCTGCACCTGTTGCTGTAGTTCCTGCACCGGTAGCGGTAGCACCTAAAGCGGCAGTGCTGCCTGGCAATGACAACTTAGCCGGTATCCAAGCCCTTCTTGCTACATATGGTCCAAAAGATAGTGCGTATGCGGCAGATTTAAAAATAGCTCGTGATCGTGCTACTGCAGACAGCAATGCATTTACTAAAATGCTCACTGATACTATGAAATCACCTGAGGATGCTCAAAACTCTAAAGCAGAAATATATTTCCGCTTAGCGGCGGCGTTTGGCGCACCTACTAAGACAGGTCAGTTCAGCGAGAATCTTGGCATGGTTGGTAAAGAGCTAGGCGAATACGCCAAAGGCAAACGAGCTACTGCCAGAGAAAAACAGCTACTTGGTCTTGAAGTTCAGAAATTAAAGATGGCCTCTTCAAAAGAAGACTTGAACACGTTGCGTGCCTTGTCTGCTGAAGAGATGAAAGACAAGCGAGCCATTGCAACTGAACTCATCAAAGAGTACATAAATTCTGGCAAACCTCAGTCTGCAGCAGGTAAGCAAGCTCTTGATGAAGGTCTAGTACCTGGCACTCCTGCTTATCAAGCACGTGTTGCTGAGATTGGCAATTTGAATATTGAAGCTAAAATGGCGCAAATAGCAGGTGCATTGTCAGGAGTAACCACTCAATCTGCCAATCTTACTGTGGCTCAAGCTAGATTAGATCTGGATCGTGAAAGACTCGAAAATCAAAAGAATCAACAAGCTAAGTTAAGTCCAGGCGAAGTTAAACTTAAAGTTGATGCTGAAGATACGCTGGCTCAAACTGAGCAAGCAATGACTAATTTAAAGAAAGCTTATTCTTTAAATCCCAACACGTTTGATGGATCATTGCTTGATGTTGCTCAGCGCAAACTTTATGAACAATCTGGGTCTAAAGATCCTAAAGTGGTTGCTACTCGTGAGCTTGAAAACCTGCTTAAGAAAGCTTCATTGTCACAGTTGAAAGCAACCTTCCCAGGGGCAATCTCTAACGATGAACGCGCCGCTCTGGATGCCGTTCAAGGCCTAGATGCCAAGAGCAAAACCGAACGTGCAGTCATCATGAAGAATGCGTTCACGGCGCTTAAATCAGTGTCTGAACGCCATCGTAGGCGCTTGAGTGAAATCAATCAAGGTATCTATCGTGACACTGCTCCTATTGAAGGAGGGACTGACTAATGGCTACATCTAATCCTTACGTTGGAGGGGCTCGAGCTGCTATAGGCCAAGGTCTTGGCATGGGTTGGGGTGACGAAGCAGAAGCATGGCTTCGTTCTAAGCTTGATAAAAGCCCTGGCTATGAAGCAGAACTTGCCAAGATCAATAAAGAATATGCTCAGTATTCTAAAGAAAATCCATTTGTAGCTCCTGCCCTAGAATTTACAGGAGGCGCTGCACCTGCTCTAGCTGCAATGTTAGCTACTCCTGTTACAGGCGGCGCTGCCGCTCCAGCGGCTGTTGCTGCAAGTGCTCGCACCGCAGGAGCTTTGTCACGTTTAATGACCAATCCTTTAGCAAGAGGTGCAGCAACCGGTATGGGCACAGGCGTTGTTTCAGGTGCAGGTTCTGCGCAACCAGGTGACCGCACTTCTGGTGCAGTTATTGGAGGGACTGTTGGCACTGTGCTTGGAGGCGGTGCTCCTGTGGTTATTCGCAGTGGGCAAAGTGCTGCAAGATTCTTAAAAGACAGATTGAGTAGCAACCCTAGTTACATTGAAAACCGAGCCGCCGCAAAAGTCAATGCAGCATTAGAACGTTCAGGAATCACTCCAAAAGAAGCGGAAACTTTAATCTCATTAGACAGAGCCGCAGGAGTGCCTTCTACATTGGCAAACGTTACTAAGCCAACAGTTGGCCTTGCAGAGATTGTGACAGCTAAAAGCGAAAGAGCAGGCGACACGCTTGCCAATATACTTGAAGCTAATAAGTCAGGAATTAGAGAACGCGTAGTCGGGCAGACACAACGAGGCGTTGGAAACCAAGGCAACTTTTACCAGCAAGAACAAGACATGCTTCAGAACTTGCGTGCCAATGCAAATACTTTATATGACGAGGCTTACAAATTTGGCACTGTCAATGATCCTACAATTAACCGAGTGTTACAAAATCCACGGTTTAAATCATTCTTTGACGAAGCCAAAAAGATTGCAGACAATGAAAAGCTTGCAGCAGAATTGCGTGGAGAGAATCCTGCTAAGTACGTACTAGACGACATTTTTATTGCTGACGAAGTTGGCAATATTACTTTGTCAAAACTGCCTGATGTACGCACTCTTGACTATATCAAGCGTGGCATGGACGCTGTGATCGATAAAGGTTACAGAGGCGAAGGTATGAGCAGCGCAGAAGCTAATAGCTTAAAAGACTTAAAGAAGTCTATGGTCTCTGCTTTGGATAAAGCCACAGAAGTTAATGGTGTTTCTGCCTATAAGACAGCTAGGGGCCAATATGCAGGCGATGCAGAAGTTCTAGAGGCTCTGCGCACAGGCATGGCTGACTTTAAAAAGTTAGACCCTGAACAAGTCATCATGATGATGAAAAATTTCAGCACAGCAGAAAAAGAAGCTTTTAAAACAGGCGCTATCCGCAATGTATATGCCACGGTGATGGACCCTAGTGGCAACATTAACGCTGCTCAGCGTGTCATTGGTTCTCCAGAAGCTAGAGATAGACTAAAGGCATTGTTTCCAAGTCAAGCAAAGTTTGACATGTTTGAGGCTGCATTGCAGCGTGAAAATCAACTATTCCAGCAAGCAAATAAAATTTTGTCAGGTTCGCCTACGGCTAGAAGGCAAGCTGGCATTGAAGCTTTTGATGAAGGTGAAAGTGCAATCAATGCCTTTGTCGGCAATTCCATAACCGGTGGTTGGGTTAATTCTTTAATGAACATGGCTGCAACTGCAGCAACAAAATCAGGCATCAGCGATGAAGTTGCTGCCAAGGTTGCAAAACTTCTTTCTTCTTCTAATCCTGCAGAAGTTGCGGCAGCCGTAAAGATCTTAGAACGCAATGCAGCTAAAGGCCAACAGGCTGTTACAAAGCTCAATCGAGGCGAAACAGGAGTGATTATGGGATCAACCATAGCATCATCGCCTTCTCCAGTTGACCCTGAGGCTAAACCTCCAAGCATTGAAGCTGATATAGACAAAGAGCAAGAATCTTTCTACCCAGGCTTTCAAATGATGGGGCCTAACATTGAAGACGACATTGAAGCAGACATGAAGAAAATGAAGTAAAATTTAGTCACTGTCTCTTACGAGCAGTTGCCAACTTTTAACCCCGCTTCGGCGGGGTTCTTTTTTAAAAGTTCTCATCATAAAACTTGCGTAGTACTTCATGTAGGTCTTGAGTTCTAAACTCCCCGCCTTGCCCACTTTCTATGTCTCCAATCCAGATAGTTCCTTGGTTAGGCACTCTGCCAGGTGCAATAAACAAGTCCTCTACTTGAACGTGCCAAGGGCAGCTTGGCTCAAACTTTTCCATGATTAATCCTTCTTCTCATTGATGTCGTAAAACCAGTCATCACCTGCTGACCACTTACGCGTTCCATCTACTGTCCATAGTCTTTGAGCAGCTTGAAAGTCAGGGAATTTTGTCTCTGAAGGAATCAAAGACTGGTCGTACCACAAGCATCGGTTGTTTGGTTGACAAGCAAACTGGCCATTGTCTAACATGATCCAGTTAAAAGATTTGTGTTCTTCTGCCTGCTCTGTAAAGCCTGTATCTAGGTCCATTCCATCAGCGCAGAAGTCGACAGTAAACAAGTAGCGACCAAAATGCCACTGCTTGTCTTTGCCTAAGAACTTCACGCCAAGGTTGCGTAGACCAATTTTTTCAAGAATAGTAAACTTGTAGCCCATGCAGTCCCAAAGCTGCAAGGTATCAATTGGCAAATCACCATGGTCTTCTTTCCACACATAAGCATGGATAGGCAGCTTGTCATATAGCGCGCCGTACGCTGGCAGTAACGACTCAATGCGGAAAACTTGACCACGCAAAGCTTTAAGACTTACCCAAATGGCAGGCTCTAATTCACCATGGCCTTTGTGGTCGTTGTACAAAAATTCGCGTCGAACAAAACACTTAGTAGGCGGCAAAGATGCAATTATGTAACTCATGTGTTTTTCTCGTTGAACGCTTCTTCAGTCATCATCGCCTCCATTCTGTGTTGTATAAATCATCCAACCAATCATGGCACATACAAACACAAAGAGAATAGAGCCTAAGGCCAACATTGCAGCCATTACAAAAATGCCGGTAATCATTTCTAACATGTTTTTTTCCTCTCAAACCTACTGTCTTTTAAAAATGCTCTTAGCCACTTGCCTTTGCCAAGCTTGACCCATTCTTCATATTCACTCTGTGTTAATTTAACGCTAACACTTCTTCCGTTCTTGGTCATCTCACGTTTTGATTTCAGCATCTTTTCTCATCTTCACAATTACGTCTTGAAGCCTATACTCACAACTATGCTGGTTGCCGGCAGACTCAGTTATAAATACCAACTTACACTCTGTGCAGTACCACGCTGACCCTTGAGAAACAATAGTTTCTTTGTCCTGGTGTATCCCTTTGGTTCTCCCAAAGAATGTGCGTATGCGTTCAAGCATTTTGTTGTTCCTTCCAACGCTTGCATAGATCTTTTACTGCCTTACTCTTTTGTTTTCTGTCGCACATAGCACTGATAGATCTCTCTTTTGCTTTTTGTTTTAGCGTCAATGTTGGTGGTGGTTCTGGAAATAAACCATTGAACCCCACAGTTCCTAGCACAGCACTGATGATGATTCGATCAATCATGTTTGTCCTCCTTGTGCTGCGTCAATCGCTTCTCAAGCCTAGCAATGCGCTCTTCGTTGTACTGCATGGCTGCATATGCATACTCAGCTGCAGTCTCAGCTTCAAGTTTACGTAGATGTGCCTCTTGCAATTCTGTATAAATTACCTCAGAAATAGTCTTTGGTCTAAGAATGTCTTTTATGTATTTGACCGTTGTTTCTCTAAAGTTCATAATGTTATCCTTGAGCTGCTAGAAGTTCAAGTTCAACTTCTTTTACACGCTCGCGCAAGATGATGGCTTCTTGCTCAAGCAAGTCAATCTTCTTTTCCATACGCTGCCTAGTCATTTTCTCGGCGTGCACCCAACCGATTAAAGCTCCTTCATTGACAACTTTATCGGCAAATTTTTTAAAGTCTTTGCGGCTTAAAAAACCACCAACAACATCCATCGGAGGTGTAAATTTTTCAACTAAAAGACTTAGTTCTTCTTGCATTTTTTTAGACATGATTTCTCCTTAATTAAGATGACCACCAAGCTGCCAATAAAAATGCTAAGCCTACACCTATGACAACTGCAGTTAAGATGTCAAGTAATTTATTCATTTATCTTCCTTTACAACATTGAGACGGCGACTTTGCCGTGGTTTAATTGTACAACCTTTTTTTGGGTACCGTACAACTATTTTTACTTAATGCCTAAATCTGCCAAAATGGCATAAGCTTTTGTGATATACCATTGACGGTCAATGTCTTTAGGCGGCTTGGCTGGCAGCAGCATCAAAGGCTTGGCACCATCAGTCATGGCAACTTTATTCCCATTCTTTTTATAGTTGATTGAACCTGTCTCTCCAAGTGCATAGTACCAACGTACAGCTTTGCCTAAGTAAGTATCACCTTTAACTGCACCGCCTGTCACAGACCTGACCGACACAAACATCCTGGTATCTTGGCATGACCTAATAGTTGTTTCAATAGGTATGTCTAGCTGAAGATGATCAACCACGGCTTGCACACAAACCTGAGCAGTCGGTGTTTTAGACAACTCAGCATCAGCATATGCACCTTTTGCTTTATAAGAGCCTGAAGGCTTAAAAGCAACGTAATTGTTAATGTCCCTAGAGTACAGAGCGGTGTAAGCCGTTTCTTCGGTATTAAAGCCAGTTGTCTCTTCCCAGGCTGCAATTATGGAAAATAAGGCCGCTTGGTTGCGCTTGTGGCAATAGATCACTATGCCATCAGTATTAGCACTCACAACCTGTATGCCAGAGCCTTCAAGAGCCTCTATCAGCATCAACAAGGCCAATTGCCCTGTAACCGTGGTTTGGATCAACAAATCAGGGCTGTACAGAGCTGACCATTTGTTGCCAAACTTACCAAAGCTTGAATTGATGACAATCTTCAAAGAAGCATCAGTGACTTTGTCACCTGCCCTTTTAGCATGGACTCTCTTCTCAACGATTGACTTATATGCAGTCAAGAACTCAATGCCAATATGCTTAGGATAAAGCCTTTGGTTAAGAATGATGTTAGGGTAATAGCTAGTCACATCACGGTCAACTAGGATGTAGTCATTGCCTGCAATGTAGTTGACTGTTTTCTCACAAGAATGAATGCCGCCAATGCCTAACTGATAAACCGTCTGGTTAATCTTGACTTTAAGCTTGCCTACTTTTTCAGGTTCAGCAGCATCGCCTTTTTCATTAAGTGTAAAAGCCTCACTCTTAAAGACTTCAAGAGCATTGACCAACTCAGGGTGCTTAAACTTAATGAACTTAGGAGGCACATAGTTAAATGAAAAACCATTAGGCAAGTCAGGCCTATAAATCTTGGTTCCTTTAATTGCCTCAATCTGCTTCTTAATCACAGCCTCTGCAATCTGAGCATCTGACTTTGAACGTAAATCCATGCCTAACTCTTCGCCCATCTTTTCACGCAAATCAATCTGGCTGCTTAGCTTATTAAACAAGTCAATAGTTGTGTCAAGATCATTAATGCAATAGCTAGTCAAGAGCTCACGTTCATCTAGCTTGATGATTGCACTAGGTTCAATTGGCAAGTCTTGCATACGCTTACTATGTAAACGGCCACCATAGATTTTTAGACTGGCTTTGCCAGGTGCAACATCAATCAAGTCAATGTGGTCTATGTATTTGCATTGAGGCAGGTTGTACTTAGACTCTGTGTCCCAAGCTCTGACGTTATTGACAATGATGTCATCTGACATGACCTTTAACTTTGAAGCATCAAAGCCTGCAATGGAGCCTTTTAAAAGCAGCAAGTCATATCTATTGCCATTAAAAGTGATGATTGTGTATTTGCGCAACACGCTGTTAAGCTGCTCTGCATCAAAGTCTGACCAATCAGAACGCTCAAAGGTCACAACCTTGTCATTGGCCATAGACTTAATGGCAATCAAAAAGTAGTTTGTGTAGCACTCAATGTCAAGCACTGCTTTTGTTCTACTCGACATAGTTGCTCCAAACACGCCCGCTGCTTAGCCATAAATCTTTGCCACTAGACACGTAGTCTTGGTCTGCAACAATCCTTTTAATGCCTGTGCACAACACTAACTTTGTGCAGCTAATGCATGGAGCTGTTGTGCAGTAAAGCGTGTCTGCTGTATCAACTTCTTTTAATCTGGCAATTGCATTTTGTTCAGCATGGGCAGACTTACACAAGTCAAGGCCTGTCCCGCTAGGCAGTGTTGCGCCAGGGCAAGGCTCGTCAATGCAATGCTGAGAACCAGGAAAAGAACCGTTGTATCCTGAAGATAAGATGTAACCATTGCCGGTTATTACAGCACCGACTTGTCTGCGTGAACAAGTTGCACGCTTAGCAAATGCACGTGCAATGTCCATATAAGTTTGATCTAGTGTTGGTCTTATCATAATTTTAATTGTACAACATTTTAATCAAGCCCATGAACTTTTAGTAGGTATTCACCTTTGCTCATGCCTGCTAACTTAAGCACATGGTCATCAGAAGGATGGACAGTTAAAGAGTTAAATGACTCAATCAAGCCGTGTTCAAGCATTGCTTTTTGACGACCATATGGATGGTCAATGATTGTGCTGCTGTTCCAGATTTTGTCACGGTCAAGATGGTCGTAGTCATAGCCAGGCCTGACATAGTTTTCTATCCAACGGATTCCATCACAGAAAATATCCTCACCGTCATACGCAGTAGAGCCAATGTCTTTGCAAAACTTCATTGTGACTTCATCTAGAAAATCTTGCTCATTGCCTTTACTCAAAGGGTTGGCTGCGTACTTTAAGCACTCGACTGCATTGCTGCCATAAAAGAACGGGCTATTTTTATTGACGTATTGTGAGAAGAAGTCTGCTATGTCACTAACGACTGCAGCGTACTGGAATTTATATGCACGCAGTCCTTGCTGCTTGTTCCAAGCAAACATCCACTCGCCAATGTCACGCAAATCACGTTTGCCTTTTGATTCAAGCCATTCTGCAAGATCCCTAGCTAGCTTAGGTGCGTAGCAGCATAAGAAATAATCACCGCCAAGCTTGTAGTCACTAGTGGGCTTTGGAAATGCAGGAAACTGGTAACCAACAGATGTGTAAATTGTTGACTCTCTGCTGACAATAACTTGAGCCATTTGCTCAATCGTGTCACATGACCAAAACTTTGGCAAAATTGTGTTGTTGTAGCCACTAGGTTTTTTAGCGTAGTTAATGCCGCTGCCTGTAACCCGATGAACTATAAACACATAAAGCCACTCAGCCAAACCCCATGATGCTTCAACACCTTCAAACGACTTGCAAATAGGTTTGCGCACATCATGCAGCTTGTGCGCATAAGGGTGATCAGGCGTCGTGTTGTAGAAAAGATCTAAAACAATTTGTGTAAAGCCTGCATACTTACGGTTAGCAACGTCATACAACTCAACGTGCATCATCAAATCATCTCTAACAGACCCTTTTAAGTGCGGTATAGTTCCTAGGTTGCATTCTGCTTGCTGCGTCTTAGCCATTGCAGCATAGCGAACCATTTCATCGTAGTAAGCAGTTGTTTCGATTCTCATAGTCCACGCTCCAGGTCACGCATGTCATGCCATGCTCTTTGACTATCTAAAGGTATGTCTTTGACTTGGTCATAGAACTTGTCTACCTTATCATCTGTTCCTACATTGATGAAGATTGAACCTTTTGCAGCAAAATTATCAAAGTCTTCCCAGCACTTGGCATCATAGTTTGCCGTAGATGGAAAGGGCGGGCGTTTACTTAATGGCACATCTTTTAAGAATGGCTGTGATGCAGACCAAAGGTTAGCATGGCCTATCTCACCATCGTGCATGTTCCTAGCAACAACCATGCCCTTACACAAAGCTTCTGGCCATGCAATCTGCAAAGCTCTAATGGCTGTGCCTGTAGAGACCGACATCCAAATCTCAGTAGGCTCTTCATCAAGCTGCTCTGCAATTTGAGCTCCTAGTTTGACAATTCCTGCTGTTACCAATGGAGTTTTTGCCAAACCAAAAGGCAAGTACTTTGCGCCATTCTGCTCTGCCCATTTCTTAGCATAGCTGTTAAGTGTAGGCATTGCTGCAATCTTTATGAACCGCAAGTCTGCGCCATAAGCTAGCAATGCTTTCTGATGTTTAGAAGGTGCACCAGAGGCAGGACAAAAGAACACACACTTTTTGCCATACATCTGAGCTAAGGTTGCAATTGCATCCATGGCCATACCTACTCGAGGTGCACAATAAACCAAAACATCTTCTTTGCATTCTGCAACTAGCTGCTCTGCACCATAGCCTTTTAAACTTGACTGACTAGCATCGCCTCTAAAAACGTATCTATCTCCGTGGGTTTGAACCACAGGCTTTGATAGCTTAGACACAAAGCCATCGCTCATTGCATGATAGTGACTACGTGCTTCTAAGGCAGTCATACCTTGAGGAATGTCTTTGTTAGACTTGTCTTCAGTAATAGTAAAAAGACTCATGAGTTGCCCCAGTTAAAACGACGATAGTTGATAGGTGCAATGTGAACAGATGAACTTAGCTCCATGTATTTCTTGGCGTACTCTTCACCGTCCATAGAGTACCATTCTTCAGGAGGTCTAACCACTTTGTTTTCACAAGACATGAGGTCTATAAAGTAGCTAGTCCAGTCTCGCCTGGATTCTATTGAACCGCAAAAAGGTTTGTCTTTGTAGTAACCGGTCTGTGGCAGCCTACGCGCCTCATACTCGACAGGAACAGGTGCTGCTATTTCTATAGCTATTTCAAATTCATTTTTTATGAACTCAATTACTTCACAGTAACGTTCGCACAAGCTTTCTATGGCTTTACCTGAGTCTGGCTGACGGCCTACATGGTGCCGTATGTCAATAGAGCCTGCAACTAGAGTTGCTTTGCTTGGCATTTTCTTTAACGTGTTTAACTGCTTTACAAACTCACCTTTAGTTAAAGCTCCGTGCAAAGTTAAACCGTTTGTACGCAAGACCATACTTC